GCCAAAGGCCAGGCCGTCGACCTAGAAATTTTTGGCGTACCCAATATTAAGACAGCTTACTGGCTACAAAATAACGTCGATTTTGACCAGCTCATCATGGAGTACTACGATAAGGATGATCCTGCAGGAGGATGGGTCCACATATCTTATCACGAATCAGATTCAAATAGAAAACAAGTTCTTACTTTTGACGGAAAAAAATACACTGAAGGTCTTCCAGACATGGAATGGAAAGACGGCAAAGTCGTAGGTTAAAAATTCTACCGCGCTTCGCACGTATATCCTATTAAATCCATGACAATAATTCTTCACCCAATACTTCAGAAGCTATATCTTTTTTCTTTCTTAAAGCTTGTACTATCTTTTCATCTACAGTTTCATCTGCCATAATATCAACATATGTTACAGTTTTTTTCTGTCCAATACGGTGAGCACGGTCTTCTGACTGTAAACGCTTCTCTAGGTCATATCCGTTAGAATAGTAAATTACGGTGTTTGCAGCCGTCAAAGTAATCCCATAGCCGCCCGTAGACGGCGTTCCTACCATAAACCGGCACTTAGGGTCGGACTGAAATTGACGTATATTGTCTTGTCTTTCTTCTTGTGGTGTAAGTCCATAATAACTAACCACGGACCCTGGACCATATTCTTTTTCTATTTCATCTACAATATTTTTTATGTCTTTTTGCCAATGGCCCCATATGATTGCTTTACCTTCCATCTCATCTAAAACATTCATTAATTCTGTAATTCTATTATTTTTTATTGCTTGTGTTGTACCATCATCAGCAACAAAATGACCACAAGTTATTTGTTGTAGTCTCATTAATTGAGTTAATACATTAACTGTTGTAACTCTTTTACCATTTAAAATTGCCATGGCTTCTTTTTTCATCTGGTCGTATAATTTAAATTGTTCTTTAGTTAGAGATACGTTTCGTTTTATAAAAATTTTATCTGGTAAATCTAAACAATCTTCTTTTAAGACTCTATAAGAAAAATTTTTAAGTTTTTCTGAGAGTTCACCAAGGTTTTTAAATTTATCTACAACTTGAATTTGACGACCATGCATATGTAATGTTTTCATTTCGGCATATCTATTGCGAAAAGCGTAATATGATTGAAATTCTAATAACCAGGGATCAAGAAATTCACATTGACTATATAAATCTAAAGGATTTTTAGTCACTGGAGAACCAGTCAATATACGTTTATATTTAGCTATTTTGCCTAAGCTAATTATATTTTTAGTTCTTTTAGCTGTGGGTGTTTTTATGGTAGTGGACTCATCAATTGCCATCATTGTTCTATGAGAATTAATAAACTTACTAGCAAATTTAACACCTTTATCTGTGCTTAATGCTTCAACATTCATAATTAAAATATGTAAAGCTGTATCTATTTCAAATAAACTTTCTAATTTTTCTTGTTGTGTTTTTGTAATATTAGATTGCCACAATACCGTCACATTTTCTATATGATTAGGTAAGTGTGCAGGAAGTTCTTGTTCGTACCAAGTTTTTACAACACCTTTAGGAGCCACAATTAATGCACCATCCACTTTACCTTTATCATAAAGCATAGCTAAATTATCTATTAGCACTTTTGTTTTGCCTGTACCCATTTCCATAAAATAAGCGTACGTTTGTTTATTCCATGACTTTTCTAAAGCAGTCAACTGATGCTTGTATGGTTCTTTTTTAAATTTATAATTCATAACTTTCTACCTTGACATATAATATAGGATCGCTATATTGTCAAGCATGTCAGAAAGTATAAAGTACGAAAATATAAAAGATGCGCATAATCCAATTGTATATGTTATTCAACATATTGCTGGCACACAAGCCGGTAATCCTAAAATAAATATTATGGGTGCATCAAGATATGGACAGTTTAAATTTTTACTGCCAGAATTTTCTCAAATAATTTTTTCACCAGGTCCACTTATATATAAGTTAAGACAAGGTTTAAAAAATTATAGAAAAAAAGATTTTTTACTACTTACAGGTGATCCTGCAATTATTGGTGTTGCATGTTCTATCGTATCTGACATTACAAGTGGAAAATACAATTTACTCAAATGGGATAAACAAGAAAGAAAATATTATCCTATCGAAATTAATTTATACGAGAAAGGAGAAATAGATGAGTAGAAAAATAACAATGTGTGAAACAAATCAAGATGGAATTTATTGTATAATAAAATTATTAAACGTTCCTCCAGGAACAATTATTGATGGGGGTTTAATAAATTTTAATGAAAGATACAATGAAGATAATTTAAGAACTCTTTTTGAACAATGTCCAAAAATGCAAATTGATATGGAGGTTGTATGTCAATCAAACATAAAATAAAAATGCCAGACTTTGAAGCTGATCAACAGAATGTAATGAGTAAAACTGAAAACATTCAATCTCTTGCAGATCAAGTTGAAAGACTAGAATCATTACAGACCAGACTTGGATTACAAGAAGAAAATATAAAAAATACTAAAAAAGAATTAGATCATTTATCTGGAGAAGTTATTCCAACTATGATGAGTGAGATGGGCTTAGCTCATCTTAAACTTATGGATGGATCTTCTGTAGATGTTAAGCCGCATTATAGTGCTACAATTACTGTAGCAAATAAAGATGCAGCTTTTAAATGGCTTCGTGACAATGGGCTAGGAGATATAATCAAAAATGAGATATCCGTATCTTTTGGTCGCAACGAAGATAACAAGGCAGCTGATTATGCTGCTCTTGCACAGGAGCGTGGGTATCAACCGACACAAAAGTTGAAGGTTGAGCCCATGACTCTTAAAGCGTTAGTCCGTGAGCGTATAGAGGCAGGTAAAGAAATGCCAACGGAAATTTTCAACGTGTTCGTTGGAAATAAAACAACAATAAAAAGGAAACAATAACAATGAACCAAGTAGCAGAAAAAAAAGAAGGCGCATTGGCAACAAATTTATTTGAAGCTGATGCTAATCAAGGTGCTCAAAATATATCGCAAGAAGATCTTGCGTTACCTTTCTTAAAAATTTTGGGACAACTATCACCAGAGGTCAATAAACGTGATGGTAAATATGTAGAAGGCGCAGAGCCTGGTAAAATAATCAATACAGTTACAAACGAATTGTTTGACTCTATTGATGTAATACCTTGTCACTACAAAAGACAATACATAGAATGGCAAGACAGAGGAACCAGCAGTGGTGCACCTGTTGCAATTCATGAAGCAAGCAGTGATATAGTTAGTCAAACCACTAGAGGTAAAGACTATAAAGATAGATTACCAAACGGTAATTATCTTGAAAATACTGCAAGTCATTTTGTTTTAGTAGCTGGTAAAAATCCACAAACAGCATTGATATCTATGAAGTCTACTCAATTAAAAGTTAGTAGAAAATGGAACTCGATGATGATGGGTATAAAACTACAAGGTAAAAACGGTTTGTTTACGCCGCCAACTTACAGCCACATTTATAATTTAAAAACTGTTCAAATGTCTAATGACAAAGGAACATGGTTTGGCTGGGATGTATCAAAGGTCGGAGCTGTTTCGCAGCAAGATCTTTATGGCATGGCTAAAAATTTTGCAGTGAGTGTCGGCAAAGGTGAAGTAGAACCTAAACACGGCAAAGAAGAGTCTAAAGAGGATAGTCCATACTAATTCCTGGGGGTGGGCGACGAAGCGAGAGTAGACTCGCCCACTGCGCAAACATATGAATCGGTTTATAGAAATATTCACGGGATTGGCACGTGCACATGGTAAAACATTTGTAGACAAGAAAGGTGCTGACGGACAAAAAATAAAAGGTAAATCCTTTGTAGTGAGAGAACCAGTCACTGAAAATTTGTGGCGCACTCATTTGCAGGGATGGGAACCGAGCCTTGGTATTATTCCAATTAATGATGACAACAAATGTAAATGGGGTTGCATTGACATAGACTCTTACGCAGGGTTTGATCACAAAAAATTAATAGATAAAATTAAAAAATTAAATTTACCACTTTTAGTGTTTAGATCTAAATCAGGTGGTGCTCACGTATTTTTATTTACAACAGTATTTGTCGAAGCAAAACAAATGCGAGACAAGTTATTATCCATAAGCGCTGTGCTTGGATATGGGGGTTCAGAAGTTTTTCCAAAACAAGTAGAACTTAAATCGAAAGATGATACAGGGAATTTTCTGAACCTGCCTTATTTTAAAGGTGATGATACAACAAGATATTGTTTTAATGATGAAGCGGAAGCTATTAATTTATCTGCATTTTATGATTTATACGATATTAAAAAAATTACACCTGAACAATTAGAATCTTTAGAAGTTAAAAGACAAGAAACAGAATTTAGTGATGGTCCGCCTTGTTTAGAAACTATAACACAAACAGAAATAAAAGATGGACGAGATAGAATACTTTATCAATATATACAATACGCAAAAAGAAAATGGCCAGAAAGTTGGCAAGGAAAAATAAATGCTTTTAATTACAAACATTTTGCATCTCACCCAGAAGGACCATTAGAAGATAAAATAGTTCAAGGTAAAATAAAATTTAATGATGGTAAAGAATTAGGATTTAAATGTAACGAGGATCCTATGTGTAATTTTTGTGATAAAAATTTATGCAGAACTAGAAAATTTGGTATTGGTGGTGAATCAGTATTTCCAATATTATCTGACTTACAAAAAGTATTACTTGATGAACCGTATTATTGGGTAAACGTAGATGGCGATAGAGTTAAACTAGATAACATAGATTATCTAATGGAACAAAGATTGTTTAGAAGAACTGTTGCAAAACAAATTAATAAAAAACCAAAAAGAGTTACTGTAAAAGAATTTGAAACATATGTTGATCAACTCTTACAAGGTGTGGAAGAAGTTGATGCACCAGAAGGTTCATCAAAAATAGATCAACTATCAAACCATTTAGAGGACTATTGTTTACAAAGATCTATTGGTTCAGTTACAAGAAAAGATATTTTAAATGGAGCTGTGTACACAGAAAATAATAAACATGTATTTACGTTCCATAGATTTTTTCATGGCCATCTTACAAAGAAAAAATGGAAAGAAGATTATCAGGTTACTCAACAAATGTTAAAAGAACATTGTGGTTGTGAAGAAGGACGAATGCAAGTTGGTAAAAAGAAGCCATCTATAATGAAAGTAGATGTGTTTGATCAACCAGAAGATCAATTTACTCAAAAAAAATTAAAAGAGGATGCACCATTCTAATGAAAACAATTGTTTTAGGACCTCCAGGTACAGGTAAAACATATACTTTGTTAAATAAAGTACAAGATTATTTAAAAAATACTGACCCCGATAGAATAGGTTATTTTGCTTTTACAAAAAAAGCAGCTAACGAAGCTAAAACAAGAGCTATGGATAAATTTAATTATACAGAAGACGATCTTCCTTACTTTAGAACTTTACATTCTTTAGCATTTAGAAGACTAGGAATAAATAAAGACCAGGTCATGCAAAAAAGACACTACGAAGATTTAGGTAGAAAAGAAAATATATTTTTAGATTATAATGAATATGATGAAGAAGAGACAGGGTTGTTTACAACTAAATCAGATTACCTACGTATTATTAATTTAGCAAAACTTAGAAACATTACACTTGAACAACAAATAAAATTAGGCGATCACACAACAGAAATTGATTACAATACTTTAGTTCATTTAGATAGTGAACTAAGAAGATATAAAAAAGAAAATAATTTAGTAGATTATAATGATATGATTTTAGAATTTATTAAATCTGATAAGTCACCTCAATTTGATGTTGTATTTATAGATGAAGCACAAGACCTGTCTATGATGCAATGGAATATGGCAAAAACTATTTGGAATAAAACTGAAGATTCTTTTATCGCAGGTGATGATGATCAAGCGATATTTAGATGGGCCGGTGCAGATGTGGATTCTTTTATAACACAAAAAGGTAAATTATTAAATCTTACACAATCGAGAAGAATACCGCGTGCAATACACGACTTTGCTTTAGGTATTATTAAACGTGTTTCTAATAGAAGATATAAAGAATGGGCTCCAAGGGACCATCAAGGTTCTTTACAATTTCATGATGATCTTAAAGATGTAAATATGTCATCAGGTAATTGGCTAGTGCTTGCAAGAACTAGGTTTATGTTAAATGATATAGAAGATGAAATGAGAGAACGAGGTTGGTATTTTGAAAATAGATTTAAATCGATGCCTGAAAAAGATGCAGCGCAAGCAGCTGCAGATTGGGAAGCTACCCGTAATGGACAACCATTAAATTACAAACAAGTAGAAAGAATATATAGTTATATGTCTTCTAAAACAGTAGATAAAAATTTTTTAAAAGGTATGGCTAAAGAAAGTTTTTATAATTTAAAAGACATGGGTATTAAAACAAAATCAGTATGGTACGAAGCATTTGATGAACTTAATTTTAGAACAAAAAATTACATACGTAGCATGCGTAGAAATGGTGAAAATCTAAAAGAAGCACCAAGAATAAAATTATCTACAATTCACAGTGTTAAAGGTGGTGAAGAAGATAATGTTATGTTGTTAACTGATCTAACACATAACACAAATAAATCTTACAGAAAAAATCCAGATGATGAAACTAGATTATTTTATGTAGGAGCAACAAGAACAAAACAAAACTTACATATAATTAGACCAAAAGATTATGAAAAATCTTTTCCAATGGAGGACGCATGAGTAAAGTATGGAATAAACAACACGGAGGATCTCATTATCAAAAATATAAAATTCAACCGAGCAAGTTTGTAGTTGAGAATGAGTTGCTATACCCGGAGGGGTGTGCTATAAAATATATAATAAGACATCGTGATAAGGGAAAGAAGCAAGATATACTGAAAGCGATACATTTTTTAGAAATGATAATAGAGAGGGATTACTCATGATACAAAAACCTATGTTTGCTCCACAAACAGAGTGGTTACCTCCAACAAATTTTCCAGATTTATCTAATTATGATGAAATTGCAATAGACTTAGAAACTAAAGACCCAGACCTAATAAAAATGGGGTCAGGATCTGTAGTTGGTAAAGGAAACATTGTAGGTATAGCAGTAGCTGTTGTTGACTGGTGTGGTTATTATCCCATAGCTCACGAAGGTGGTGGTAATATGGATAAAGCAAAAGTTTTAAAATGGTTTCAAGGTGTATTAGATACGCCCGCAGATAAAATATTTCATAACGCCATGTATGACGTGTGTTGGATTCGCGCGAGTGGTTTAAGTGTTAACGGTAAAATAATAGACACGATGATAGCATCGGCTGTTGTTGATGAAAATCAAATGCGTTATGACTTAAACAACTGTTCTAAAAGATACACTGGAAAAACAAAGAATGAAACAAATTTATATGAAGCTGCAAAGTCTTGGGGGGTTGACCCTAAAGCAGAAATGTATAAACTACCTGCGCTTTATGTTGGTGAATATGCAGAACAAGATGCAAGTATTACTCTTGCATTGTGGCAAGAATTAAAAAAAGAAATACAACACCAAGACATACATTCTATTTTTGAATTAGAGACAGAACTTTTTCCTTGCCTCGTAGATATGCGTTTCTTAGGAGTTCGTGTAGATATAGAAGCAGCGAATGAATTAAAGAACAAATTACTAACGCAAGAAAAAGAATTCCTACAAAAAGTAAAAAAAGAAACATCAGTAGATGTTCAAATATGGGCAGCACGCAGTATTGCGCAAGTTTTTCAAAAACTAAACCTACCTTTTGACCGAACTGAAAAAACAAATTCTCCATCATTTACCAAAAATTTTTTACAGAATCACCCCCACCCGACAGTGAAACTAATTGCCCAGGCCCGTGAAATAAACAAAGCCCATACCACGTTTATTGATACCATATTAAAACATAATCATAAAGGAAGAATACATGCTGAAATTAATCAACTTAGATCAGATAATGGGGGCACAGTAACCGGTAGATTTAGTTATTCAAACCCAAATTTACAGCAACTACCAGCTAGAAACAAAGACATTGGACCACGGATTAGGTCATTATTTATACCCGAGGAGGGCCATAGATGGGGTGTATTTGACTATTCTCAGCAAGAGCCTAGGCTGGTGGTGCATTATGCAGCTTTACAGAATCTCTATGGAGTGGACGAAGTATTGGAAGCCTACCGTGAAGGCGATGCCGATTTCCATACTATCGTGGCAGACATGGCAGAGATACCTAGATCACAGGCCAAGACTATAAACCTTGGTCTGTTCTATGGTATGGGTAAAAATAAACTACAAGCTGAGTTAGGTATTAATAAACAAAAAGCGGAAGAATTGTTTTCTCAATACCACAACAAAGTTCCTTTTGTAAAAAAATTAATGGATAATGTAATGAATAGAGCACAAGACTCAGGTAAGATTAGAACTTTACTTGGTCGTTTATGTAGGTTTCATTTATGGGAACCAAATCAATTCGGTATACATAAAGCATTACCACATGATGCAGCGCTAATGGAACACGGACCAGGGATTAAACGTGCTTACACTTACAAAGCTTTGAATAGATTAATACAAGGATCCGCAGCTGACATGACAAAGAAAGCGATGATACAATTATATAAAGAAGGTATCATACCGCATATACAAGTGCATGATGAACTTGATATATCTATTAAAAGTCCAGAACATGCAGAAAAAATAAAAGACATTATGGAATCTGCAGTTGACTTAGAAGTACCAAATAAAGTAGATTACGAATCCGGTCCGAATTGGGGCCAAATAAAATGAGGTTATTTTATGGCTTACTTAAATGCAAATATTCCTGTACAATACGCACAAATAAAAAGGGAGTATTTATATGACTTACAAAAACATCATGGAGAAGTTGAAGACTGTATTATCTTCGGTATTAGCTGTATTACAGGTCGTGCTATCTTATGGCATGCGATTATGGAAAACGGCGCTGTCTTTTATCGTCTCCCGATTAGCGCCTTCATACAGCGAGGTTTTAAACCAGAAAAAGTTCCTCAACGTAGACTTGATGAGTTGGAGCTTTGGAATAGTTTTAGTTATTATCCTGCTGTTACTACTTTCGATATTTTAGAAGGACAATCAGGAAAATATTTTGGTAAAGACAAAAACGTTCATTACGGTAAATATTTATTCACAGTTGACTTTGCACATCCAGAGAGTAATATAGTCGACACCGATCATTCGGAAGTCCCGCACGAACACAAGTGCGCTCACATACTTGCATTAGATGATGGCAATTATGCAGCACAACCTAATAATAGAATAATTTGGAACATACCTTCTTTTACAGTAAAAGAAGAAACTCCTGATTGGAAAGTGCAAACAAATGAATGGAATGTAGAAGATGCAGGTAAGTGGAAAACAGAAGACACTGACAAATTCTTTTACGAAATTGAGGAAAAGAAAAAATGAATTTAGCTGATTTATTAAAAAAAAATATAGTCATGGTACCTGTGGTAGCTTCAGTGTTAGTTGGAACATTTACTGGTGTTAAGTATGTTGTTAACTTAACAGACACAATTAATGCCAACAAAGCAGAGATACAAAAATTACAAACAATGAGTATTGAAAATATTAATAGAGATATGTCGGTACTTACAGATAATGTAAATACTATTATTGCAAAACTAGAAAGAGCAGAAGG